TCTTCAGCGCCTTCTTTCGGACAACGTAGCAGTGGGTGCAGAGCGGCATCCCCTCGAACAGATTGGAATCATACTCACGGCTAATCTTGCCGTGAACGCAGCATGAGCCGGGATAGAGCAAATCCCAATTCTCAGGAAGCTTGGTTAGAGCGCGTTCAACCGTCTCGCGCCAGTTCGGCCTGAACAAGATGTCATCCTCAAGCACCATGACCATCTCAGGAGTGTTTGGATCAAACTCTAGGGCGTTCCAGAGCATCCAATGCGACATCGTGCATCCGACATGCTTGTGGCAGATTGTGTATCCAGAGCCGGGGTTATCGACCTCGTACGGAATGCTGGCCTTTAGCCCAGACTTCTTCCCATCAAGACCATAGAAAATCCGATAGCTATTGATTCCAGCGGATTCAAGGTTTTCTTTTAAGCGCGGGATGCGAGAAGAACCTCGCACCGTGATAACGACCGTTTCCACGGGGTTACTTTAACTTTCGATAGATGGCAAATACGCTCTCGTTAAGGTCAAATCGCGAGATAAATTCGCAACGCTTGAGGACAAACTTGATGGCTGTCTGAGTTGAATCCCAGTTCACATCGTCCATGACCAGATAGCCGCCAACCTTTAGCTTTGGGAGCCAGTTGACGACATCGCTCGTAGACGGCCATTCGGCGTGATTGGCATCGATGTGAACCATGTCCATGTCCGGCAGAAATCGTGAAGCGTCCCACGAAGACATGCGGCAGAACTGAATATTCTTCACGACTCCAGCGCGAACTGTGTGCCCAACAAAAGCCTCGTAGTGCCTGTCCAGATCAAGCGTAGCCCACCACTCTTGATTCGCAGTAGACTCGTCATCGATACAGTCCTCTTTCTTCCAAGAGTCGATGGCGTAAACGGTTCCGCTTCCGTTGAGCTTGCATGCGTAGGCTAGAGCAAGCGTTGACTTGCCTTCAAAAACACCTACTTCAGCAATCCTTTGAGGCTTTGATTCGAGGACAAGCTTGGCAATTTCAAGCCCCTTTTTCGGATCGCACCATCCTCCCATTTTAGGGAACTGATCGGCGATGAATTGAGCGACATTTTGTTCGTTTTCCATATTTTATCCCTGACGCGACAAGTTGGATTCCGCAGTTGCATTCGCACGCTGAATATCAGCGGTTGTCTTCGCATTCCGGCGTGACAAATCTGCCATCGCCTTCGTGTTCTGACGCTGAATGTTGGCCATAGTCTCGGCGTTCTGGCGAGCGATTTTCGCCTGAACCTCCGCGTTCATCACGGCTGTACGAGGATCGGAGCCTTGCTGAATTGCCTGAGCCTGCTGCTGCTGCGCCATCGCTTGCTGCTGCTCTTGGAGCATCTGACCAAGCTGCTCAACGGTCTGCCCGAGCATTCCAAGCTGCTGGACGTACGCATCGACCTGCTGCTTGCGCGACGGATCGGTTGCGAGGCGCTGGATGTGCTGCTGAACATGCTGACCAATACCCTGCATGAAGAGCATGATTTCCTCTGGGTTACCGCCACCTTGAAGCGATGACGCTGCTTCGTTCGCCGCGCCAAGGTGAGTCTCGATGTGGATGATCTGATTCTGCGTGTCGGTGACGAGCGGCATGTTGCCCTGACGCAGTGAGGCATGCTCCAGAACAGCCAGAGCGGCTTGATCCTGCGTACGAGACGACTGGAGCTGAGAGGGCAGATAACGATCCACCATCTGTTGGCCAACCTGTGCGGCAATATAGTCCTTGAGCAGGTTAATTTTGCCGCCCTCTGGAAGCGAACCGGACAACTGGAGAAGCGAACCGAGAAGCTGTTGCTTAGCAAACTGAGAACCTTGGCCCACAGTCCTAGTCGCCTCAACGTAGTCGATGTCGATCATTGCCTGCACCGGAACGCCGCGCTCTTTGCATCGACGCTGGAACTCGATGGCGTCCTTATCGGACTTCGTAATCGGGTTCAGATTAGGATTCGAAGCGCGGTTGTACCGTTCCTCAAAGAAGGAATCGAGCTGAGTGTAATACCGGCTCAACTGCGTCTTACCGATTGCGGACTGCTGTGAGACGATGGCTTGGACTTCCGTCGCTGTCCGTGGGTTGCCCTGCGGCTTGTTGAGCGATTGGCGATACTGAGAGAGATTGCCTTGAAGAACATTTTCAAGGTCCGCATTGACCGCCATTGGAGCATCCAGAACTCCAGCAATATTCTGCTGAACGACTTCGTAATCTGGCGGAAGAATGGCATACGGTCCTTGCTGTACGACGCTTGTCTTGCTCAGCGCATTGGCGTTCAGGGGTCGGAATAGGATCTGAGTCCTCGCAAACGCGCTGTCTACCATTGAGCAGCGAAGACGATTCTTTAGCTCCATCGGCTGAAGCATCTTGATGCCTAAGCCCTTAACGCCGTGATGCTCGCCGTCGCCACGGTCGTAGTACATCGGATGAATGACCTGCTCCCACCGGCTGAACCGGCGAAGCTTGCGATACATAAAGCTCTCGCTGTCGCGCTCATCGATGATTACATGGCTGATCTGGCCATCGAATTCCTTGTAGAAAACGTGGCACATCAACACGACCTCGGAACGTGCGCTGAACGTGATGTCGTTCGAGCGAAGCTGCTTCTGGAAGAACTCCCAGTCGTACTGAACGCCAGAACGATACGGCTCAGGCATCGCCGCACGAATGCGCTGACGGACATAATCGACATCCCAACCGGAAGCTTTTGCCGCCTTTTCGTCTTGGATCTTCTCGAACAGATCATCCACGCCCATGCGCGTACGGACGCAAGCTACCTTCCAGTCGCTCACGTTTGACTTAGTGCCGTCTGGGACGAGCAGGTCCGTCGCCATGATGGCTTTGCAGCGCCAGTTGGTGTTGTCCTCAAAGATCAGCGGACCATCGCCAATGAGAACCATCTCACGCTGCGAGAGCTGCATAATGTAGTCGAAGTCCTTGTCGAGCTTCTGGAGCCGGTCAAACTCTTCCGTGATAATCTTCGACCATTCCTCCCGCTTATCCATGTCATTACCGTACGCGGTACGAATGTTCGTGTAGGTCGGAACCTCGGCGAACACGTCGTAGAAGGCGGACATCGCCAGCGTGAGGAACGCTTCCGACTCACGAAAGTTGACGTTGGTGCGGAACGCTTGGTTGTTGCGACGCAGTTCTGCTGGATTGTACGGAGGATTTCCATCGACCAGACCGCGCAGCTTGGCTCGCGTACTATTACGCAGCTCATCAGCCATGATAAGCTTCTGAAAGATTTCGCGAGCGGATGCCGCGTCGGCTATGCGCGTTTCAGGCGCTTTGCCGTCTTCGTTGATAGTTTCAAGCGGCAGTTGGGCTAGGTTTCCGTACATGGTCGTTTTTTCCAGCAGTGAGCCGGAAGGTTTTCGTTCTCTGTAGCGTCCGAGAATTTATGAAGGGTTTCAATGGGAAACCAAACCATGCTTCTGATAAAGCAACCGCAAAACTCGCAGCTTTGCAGGCTTTCGTCTACCGGAGTGCTGCCGTGTTGAGAGAAAGTTTTGACAGCATCCTTTAGCACACGGGCGTTGCATCCGGTGCATCCAAGTGGTTTTCGATTGTAAACGCAGGTCGAGCAGATGCTTGCGCGCCTATTCGCCTCCGCCTGATCAACCTTACCGCCGCCAACCGTAAGTCCGTGGAGAAGACTCATGCTGAATCGGATGACGTCTCCGATCTGAAGCGATTTACGTCCCTCTGGCTTGGGAACATTAACTTCGTTGTAAGAGCAATCGGCACCGTTACGACACGCATATTCGGTGATTAAATCGTCAAGGTTGCTCGGGATTTGAATCGCGTTTGCCGTGTAGTGATTGCGAACAAACTCATGGAGCTGCGCCCACGATCCTCCGGGTACTTCAATGCCAGTCTCGGGAATGCGGTAATGCCATCCGCCGGGGATGACCATGTGTTCGTTCAGAACTTTGTAACCAGTGGTTTTGCTCATGCTTCAATCGTTTCGTCGTAGTAAATTGAATCTGCGTCCTTCACTAGCTTTTCCCAGACCTTATCCATCTTCGTAAAGCGCGGCTCTAAAACAGCAGTTTTGCGCACCAGATCAAGCAAGACTACAGCAGCGTCGGCCAAATCAGGCGATTTTCCTGTCCGTTGCTTCATCACGGTCTTGGATTCGACCGATATCTTCCGCTTGGAATCATCGAACATACGGGCGCAGAACTCCTGCAACGTCTCGATATCCATGCCTCCAAGGCGCTCTTCAACGGCCCATTTACGCATCGAGAACCAGAGTTCCGTTACCTTTCTATCGTAAGCCTCATTGCATGGCCTACTGTCCTCGTCGCTGACGGGAATGGTTGATGGCGAGCCACCGAACTCGACGCGATGAATTACACCCCATTCGCGAGTCAAGATGTCGGCCAATCCACCGCCTTCACCGCTTGAATCCAGACCAAATTTGTCCGGTGGAACGCCGCGCTTGTTGCATTCTTCTTTGACCCGATTGGCTATCTGGTAATGCACCGGCTCCGTTAACTGAGCGTTGACGGATATGTGGATGATGTCTTGAAAAAGTATGCTGACCTTGTCGTTTGCGGTGCCAACTTTGGCAAAGCGAAGGATACATCTGTCGCCGCCAAAGCCCGGATCAAGACCGGCAACGATTTGAACATTGGTCGTAAACACCAAACTTTTTGTAGGTGTGTGCGTCTCAATCAGCGATTCGGACAGAACCGTCTTGACCATGCCGTCCGGCGACCAGAATCCGCGTGTGTACTTCCAAAACGTAGGGCTTTGCTCGCCCTCATGCCGCATAGCCGACAAGACCTGATCCTGAGTAATGAGGTACGGATACTTCGTGCGGCCCTCGCTGATGTTGGGCGACTTCATGCCGTCAAAGCGTCGGCACATCCCGCGTTCTGTTAGCCAATGCTGATCTTCAATCGTTACACTGCGCCAGCCTTTTGCCGGTGTGCAGAAGCGTCCGTGCGGATCAAACTTTGAGGCGGGGTTTCCGATGACCAACATCTTAAACTCGCGGCAACCCTTAGAAAGGTTCGTACACGCTTCGAAAGCCGCTTCAGGCGTATCCGTAGCTTCGTCGATAATAACCATCACACGCTCGGCGTGGATGCCCTGAATGTTGGCCACAGCCTTTGATGTGTTGCCCTCGGCGACGGCGATAGCGGAAATGGAGTGTCGGTCGTCGCCTTTGATGGCTTGAAGACTCATCTTCGAATCGACCATGTTTCCGGGGAATCCGCGTGATTTTCGAACAAGATCCTGAAGATTGGCCCACATACGCTTTCGGATCATCTTTGCCGTTGTAGACGTGAGAACAACGGTTGTCTTGGAAGGGTTGGCCAACCACCAAACAGTCGCAAAGAGCGTCGCGCCGAAAGTCTTTCCGCTCGCGCCGCAACCTGCCCATCCGACGTAGTCGTGTTCGCAAAGACCTTCGACTTGTGCTTCGAGCCACGGGTTCCAGCTCATCTTCGGCCATAACATTTTCGTGGCGTTACGAAAATGATCGAAAGTACCTAGTCCGCCCTCATTCGGTTGGAGCCGATTTCTGAATGCGTAGAGTTCCAGTTCTAGGTCTGGAATCTTGACGGGCGAACGAATCCCGTACTTGTGGTCGATCAATGGATGCTCTGACACTTGCTCTGGCATAGTTTGGCCTTGCATTAGTTCTCGCTGGACTTGACGGTCTGGCAAAGGAAAAATATGCCGTCGCAACTTGTTTCTTCAACCGGCTGTTGCCAGCCTTGCGATACCGTTCCGGTTGTCGTGAACGTCCCCGGACCACAGGGTGCTGCGGGTACTAACGGAACAAACGGCGCGAACGGGGAAAATGCGTTCTCGTATACGACCGCGTCGTTTGTAGTTCCGACGTTTGGAGCATCGGTTGTCGTTGCGGTTGCGAACACTTCGTTTCTTCCAGAGTCGGTTGCTGGACAATTTTTTGTATCGGTTCAGGGATGCGGCTACTTGCAGGTTACATCGGTAGACGGCTTGCTGGTAACCCTACAAAACCCACTTGCAGGCGTTCTCGGAATCCCAAATGCGATTCCTACGACGGTGATTCCTATTGGTTCACTTATCACGCTGTCGGGTGCAATTGGCGCTACGGGTGCGGCAGGAGCGTCTGGCGGAGCATCCTCCGCAGCGACGTACATTGTTCGAACTCCCGACGCATCGGTTCCGAGCGCAACGGCGCTCAATTCATTTTCATCTGGCTATCTCAAGACCCAAGGGTCGAGCGGATCTGGTTTTCTATCGACCGTCGCAACGGTTCCTGTCGGCGATATTAGCGGCGTGTTGCCGGTCGCAAACGGTGGAACGAACCTATCGACCGTACCTACCAATGGCCAACTGCTCATTGGCAACGGAACGGGATACACGCTGGCAAGTCTGACCGCAGGCTCGAATATCACGATTACGCCGGGTGCAGGCACGATCAGCATCGCATCGACGGCCAGCGGAGCAGCGTTCAACTACGTCACGTTTACGCGGAGGGTGACTGGAACCGGAGCATCCGCTCCGAATATTGTCGGTCCTACGGCTGGCAGCAATCCGTACAGCACAACGACTTACGGGTCCGCATCCTACGTCAGTCTTGATAGCGCATCAGGATTTACAGCATCGAGCGGTCGATTTACGGTTCCATACACCGGATACTACAGGATTGACGCATATTTCAACCTTGTAGCAGATACTTCTACTGCAAGCGTTACTATTTACATTAGAAAAAATGGCTCAAACGTATTGTCGTCAAAGTCTTTTAGTGTCACCAGCAGTGGATATCATCCGATTAGTTTGATGTATATTGATCAAGCCTCTGCAATTACCGATTATTATGAAATAATTGTTGGAACTACGCAGACGCTGATTGTTGACAGCGGCTCCTCATTCTCTGTCCAACGGATTCAGGCTTAAGCCATGAGCGAACGCGCACCACGGCGGTACACGGATGGGTCTGTCACCTTTGAGGGTGGCATTGACGCTGGTGTGATGCCGTCTGAAGTGGACAAGAATCAAGTTGCCTTCGCGGTCAATGCCAGCTTTCGGCAGGGATTCATCTCTCCTCGACCCGGTTTCATCCAGAAAGATTACGACGTATGCTTGTCGATTACGGCAGACAGCACACTCGTAACTGCGGATCAAACCAATGTCACGGCGGACGGTTACTCCGAGGAGTGCTACGGTTCGAGCAATTTGACCGGCGTGTTCCAGTGTGCGCTCCCATACATCGGCGACAACGGAGCGACGTTCATCCTGATGCTAATCAGTGGTAAAGTGTGGCTTTACGACTGCCTTCAAAACAGCGTTCAAAACCTTTCAGCTTCGCCCAATCTTGAGAACCCATCAAACATACTCGATGGCTGGATGGTTCAGGCGGAGAACTTTGTCGTCATTCAAGACGGTCAGAGCGCACCGCTGATCTTTAACGGATCAAACCTGCGCCGCGCAACCACCGACGAAATCAAGTGCGGAAGAGTAATGGCCTACGTCAACGGACGTATCTGGTACGCGCTTCCGAATGGATTCTCATTTAGAGCAACCGACATCGTTTATGGAGATGGCACGCGAGCGAGTGTTCTCAAAGAAACCGAGAACACCTTCCTCAACGAAGGCGGAGACTTTGCGGTTCCGTCGGATTCAGGAGGAATCACTGCAATGGCCGTCCCCGGCGATCCAGATACGTCGCTTGGGCAGGGTCCGCTCCTAGTCTTTACTCCTCGATACGTCTTCTCAGTTCAAGCTCCTGTTGATCGTGATACATGGAAGAACCTGAGCTATCCGATTCAGGCTATCAGCTTGCTAACCAGCGGTGCGCTTGGCGCTAGGTCGGCCATAACTGTCAACGGGGACGTGTTCTACCGAGCAGTCGATGGTGTGCGCTCGTTCATTATCGCTCGTCGCTCGTTCACTGATCCGGGGAATACGCCGATCAGCGGCGAGATTCTGAACATCGCTGAGAACGATCAAACCAGTCTTCTGTGGTCTGGATCTGCGGTCGTGTTCGACAATCGATTGCTGATGACCGCACAGCCTCGGTATAATGCCCAAGGCGTTATCCATAAGGCGCTGATGGTTTTGGATTTCGACCTGATTACGTCGATGCGGAAAAAGTTTCCTCCCGCGTGGGCTGGAATCTGGACCGGACTCGATGTGTTGCAGGTCTTGAAGACGGAAAGCGTTTACGGCGATAGGTGCTTTTCGATTGCTCGCGGCGAAAACGGAACGATTCAGATTTGGGAAATCAGCAAGGGCGACAAGTTCGATAACAACATTGCTGATGGAAAGAAGGAGATTCAGTGGCTGGTTCATACTCGCGCCTACAACTTCGAGCTTCCGTTTGGATTGAAGCGGCTTGATTCGGGCGACATCTTCATTGATTCGTTGGACGGAGACGCTTCTTTCAATGTCGAGTATCGACCCGACCAGTACCCCGGATGGATTGAGTGGGCAGACTGGGCTGAATGCGCGACAACTTTGCAGTGCCAACCTGCTTGTCCGCTGGTCAATTTCCAGCCGCAGTACAGGCCGAAGATGCGCTTGCCGACTCCTTCGGATATTCCGTGCAATTCGAGCATTAGCACACCGACTCGAAACATGTACGAGGTTCAAATGAGCCTGACAGTTACGGGATATTGCCGCATCAAGAGCATCCGCGTTCACGCTTACGACGTTCAGGAACCTGCGGTGGGCGAGTGCCTTGTTTTCGAAGGATGCAAGACTCTTGATGCTTGCGACGTAAACCCGTTTACCTACACATCGGAATAGTATGCCAAACCTAACCTTAATCACGCTTACACCTCCAAGTCTTCCGGTGAGTTATTGTCCGTTGAACTACCAGAACTTGGCCAACGATATCATCGGAGGCACGCAAGCCGTTTTTAACAGCACGATTGGAAACTCGTTCTTCAATTTTGGACCGACGTTTCCATCGATCAACAATCGGATTTATCCGTGGCTTGATCAAGATGGGCAGTGGTGGATTTTTGATCAGGGATTCTGGGTTTATAAAAACCCGGTTGCAGCGAATGGTTATGATCGTCGCATCTTTGTTGGAACGACTACCGATCTTCTTTCGTACGACGGCGGTGATGGAACTTCCGGCACTCCGACTAATTACACCGGAGCGATGTGGATGGTTGACACGCTGTTTGACGCTCGATTCCCGGTCGGTGTTGGTGCTTTTGCGGCGAGTGGTGCGGTTGCTGTCAATGGAACCGCAACTGCCACATCAATCGTTGGCGAGGATCAACACAAGCTGACGGTTCCAGAAACACCGTTTAACGAACACACTCATGGTGTTGCTCAGTTGATTGCTCCGGCAAACGACGATTATTACCTCGTCAACAAGTCGTGGAGCGGACTCGGTTCGTACCCCACACAGATCCTTCAAGGTGCTGCTGGGAGCGGTGGCGGAGGAGCTGGTCCAAGCATTACGACTGGCGACATTGGAACCACTAGCGCCGACAAGACCGGCAACGACACCCAGAACGCTGTCGCCCACAACAACCTTCCTCCGTTCTACGGCGTTTACTTCATCAAGCGAACGAGCCGAATCTATTACACCAAATGAAGCTAATCGTTCAGGACATTCGCTCGACAATCGCCCGTGTAGTCGGCGTCTGCGTCGATGACCCTCGCGTTTACGACTACATCAATCAGGCGTGCCGACGGCTTCTGCACAAGGGGTTGTGGGCAGGCGCGTACGGACGCTTCACCATCCACACGGTTGGAGGGTGCATCACTTGGCCGCGTCATATTGAAACCATCGAGTCCGTTGCTGATTGCTGCGGCGTAGGAACGGTTCGCAATCAATGGTTCGAGTTTCAGGAAAGCGGATACGGACTGCTCGGCGAGAGCAATGGCGCGTGCGTCGGCAAGCAGCTTGTGGATCGTGGCACCGTGGTTTCTTACCGCGACATGTCCGGCGAGACGAATAGCTTCATCCGAGTCTATCCCGGCGACGCTTCTGACGTTGGCAAGACCATCACCCTGCAAGGTGTCGATCAGAACGGGCAATGGATTCGCACACTGTCTGGCGGCGTATGGATCGACGGCGAGAAGCTGACCCTCGCTCTTCCGTACGTTCAATCGACCAAGAAGTTCATATCGCTGACCGGCGTCATTCGTCAGGCAACCAACACGTCGAGCCGGTTGTACGAGTACAATGCGACGACATTGCTGGAGCTTGATCTGGCAGTTTACGACCCTGATGAAACTTTGCCGCAGTACCGCCGCAGTTACCTGACGGATCGCTGTAACAACGACGAGGATAAGCCGGTGACGGTCATGGCGAAGATGCGCCATATCAACGCGACGAGCGTCAATGACTACCTCATTCCGCCTTCTCCAGATGCCATCAAGCTGATGGTCATGGCGATTCGTAAGGAGGAGAACGATTTGATTCAGGAAGCAGTGGCCTACGAAGCCAAGGCTGTTCAGGCTGTGCAAGAGCAGACCATGCAGTACCTAGGCGACGCAGTTGCTACGATCCGTATGGTCGGTGTCGGACTAAACGGCGGTGGATTCTCCCAATGGTTCTAAAACTCAACATCGACTTTGCGCTGGAAGAGGTGACTCCTGAGAAACTGGAGTTGCTTCAGGCTGTATTTGACGCACACGACATGGCGGCTCGGAACAATCAGAACGCCAGTTCCGGCGCTGCGGTTAACGCTTTCTTTGGTAGCGCGCAGCTAACCAATGCAATTGCTTCCGCTATCCTTACGCTTGGCGATGCTCATGGACCGATTGGTCCTGCTCGATTCGTTTACGAGAAATTCGACGAGCGATCTTTGAAGTCGGCCATATTGTCTGGCATGAAGATTCCCGGTTTCGGGAACTCGTTCTTTAAGGACAGCATCGACCCAGCGTGGAGTCGGGTGCGCGAGATTATTGAGGTGGACTTCAAGAAGGCGAACGACCGCATCAAACAGCTTCATGGCTGGATGAAAGAAGTCGGAAAAGACGTTCATCCGAATGCGGCTATTTACAGCGCAGTAATTTGCAACGAACTGGGAATGATTCACGGTTCAGAGTCGGCCATCTTTGTGTTAGCTCGAACGGCAGCTTGGACATCTTTGTGCATGAAAAATGAACGGTAAACTCTTTCAAATCTGCGGGTTGCCACGATTCGGATCGGCATTCATGTCGGTCCTTTTTTCGCTGGAGAATGATTGCATTGGCCTACATGAGCAGGGTGCGACTGACTCAAACTGGCAGAAATCGATTGAAGATTACCGGAACCGTTACAAGTACGTCGCTGATTGCTCGACCTACGGATATCTTCCGAAGGCTATCGTGCATGACTCGGTCAAGGTGTACGTCAAGAAGGACGCGGAATCGTCGGCCAAAGAATGCACCGAGCGATTCGGTTACGAGGTTCATTTGCCTTCGGTTCAGATGCTTCGCGAGTACGCCGACAAATGGGCATCGTCACATAGCGTGATGACAATCGAAGAGGGAGAACTTTTTAAGGTGGATACTTTGCGTCGGATATGGGTTCATTGCTTTCATAACGAGCGAGCTTTTCCTGAGGAAAAGGCCGTTCGACTTGTTACCATGAACATCCAACGTCACGAACCTGAAAAGGTGTTCTCGATTGAGAACGGCAACCGTCTTGTGAAGGAGGTTTTTTAATTTATGGGAGCTATTCTAGGTGCGGCAGCAATCGCTGGCGGAACAAGTCTTATTGGTGGTTTGCTGAGCAAAGGCAGCAAGCCAAAGGTTCCGGCGTTCAAGCCGATTGATTTTGCGGCAGAACAGAAGCAGGCGATCCAGCAAAATATTGGATCGTTGGAATCGGCGACTGAATTGGCCACCAAGACGACTGCTGCCGAGCAGTCACAGCTTGAGGCGCAGCTTCGTCGTGCAATTCCCGGTTATGACCAACTAATTTCGCAGGCTGGAAAGAACATTGGCGCGAATTTGCGTGGCGAGGTTTCTCAAGATGTTGCTTCTCAGCTCCAACGATCTTCCGCTGGGCGTGCGCTTAGCGGAGGGTATGGCGCTGGTTCGGGTGTTGGTAGGAATTTGGCTGCTCGCGACTTTGGTCTGACATCGATGCAAATCCAGAATCAAGGTCTTGCTCAGGCGCAGAACTTCATCCAACAACAGCGGACGTTTGGAATGGCGCAGCCGTTCTCGATCAGCAGCATGTTCATCACTCCCGGTCAACGCATTGGAGCGATGCAGCAGCAGCAAACCGCCCAGTACAATCGCGACATGACCGCCGCTCAAGTGGCGGCAATGCCAGATCCTACGATGGCAGCGTTTGGAAGCGCGATTTCTACGGCTGGCGGAATGTACGGCGGGGCGAAGATGCAGCAGTCGTTGTCAGCGCCAACTCCATCGGCGTCGGTTCCCGGATCGACGTACAGCGCATGGATGAATACGCCGTCGGCGGCTCCTGCATATCAGAGTCAAAACTTGTTTTCAGAATACGGCGCAACCAATTACAGACCTTGATTTATGGCCGACGAAACTCTTAAAGCATTTGAGCTAGGCGCAAGCCTCTACGACCGCGCACAGACGCAGAAGCGGATGATGGAGCAATTGCAGGTGCAGACGGCGGAGTCACTACTCCAGCGGCAGGGCATGGAGCTTCAGAACAAGATTCGGGATAATGAACTCGCCGCTGCCATCGGAGAGCGTCAGGCGCAAGTTGATGAGTACAACACGTTTTCGACTCTTGGTAAGCAGGTTTCGGATTACCTGAACAATTCTAAGCCGGACGCAGTGTTTCCAGTTGTTCCGCCGTTTAAGTCTAAAACGTACAGGGCTGAGGCCGACAAGATGCTGAACAATCTTGAGAAGTATTCTGTTAGGGCTGAGTTGTTAAAAACTCAAGAAAAAGCAAGAACAGATTCAATATCAAAGCAAACTGCGGTTTTAAAGGAAGCGATGCAAATTCCCGGAGCTGTTGATATTGACCCACAAACAGAAACACCAAAAATAAATTGGACGGTTTACAACGCAGGAAGACAAAGGGTATTTGACGCTGATGTTGAGCAAAAACAAGCTCGTACAACAGCAATTGGTTCCAATATTAAACTTTCTAGGGATAAGCTAAATGAGTTAATTCGCAACAATGCAAGTGATGCTGAGATTGCACAAGCAAGGCTTGCGGTTGATAAGTCTTATAAGGAAGCAAGGATTCAGCTTGATCAAGAAGAACTTGCTGAAAAGAAGTTATCTGGACAAGAGCAAAGAAAAATTAACCGAGAAAAGTTTGACTTTACCAAAGGAATTCAAATTAAGAAACTTGCGCTTCAGGAGCTTGATTTGGGTCAGCGTGTAAAAAGAACTGACGCTTACATTGAAAACCTTCTCAAGCCTGTCGCTGAAAAAGATATTAAGCTGAACACATTTGACGATGGTGTTGTAAGAAAAACAGCTTCGTTTGTTGCAAATCAACAATCAGCAGCAGATTCAATTGAAAGGACAATAGAAATCCTTGATGATCCTAATGTTGATCAATCTGTAAAAATAAGGTCGGCACAACTTTTGGCAAAAGATCTAAACGATCCTAAAGGTAGAGATGCTGTTGGAAATCAAGAAGCTGATCGAATTTTAGGTGAGCTTGATATTATTAGTTTTTCCCGTGCTTGGGATAAAGGCAATATTGGTGATTTTCTTGGTAGAGATTTAAGTGGGTTTCGAGAAAAACTTGAACTAACTAAAAATGGTTTAGATTCAAAAGTTTTAAAATCTGTTGATAGAATTAATTCTATTTATAAAAAATATGAAGGCGGTTCTCCTAGAACCCCTCAAACACCTTCGCGAGGTGCGATGATTACGGGCGGAACTCCTCAAGCGACATCTCGAACAAACGCTCCAGCGATGTCGGCAACAATGTCGTCAACAAACGCTCCAAGCATGTCTCCGACAAACGCTCCGGCAATGTCTGGAACGAATTCGCTGTCAGAAATATCATTTGGATCAACGGCTGAAGCTAGGGCAAAGGGAAAGAAATCTGGAGACTCGGTGATTATCAATGGCGTTAGGGGAAATCTAAATTAATTTTATGGACGAATACGTTTTGCAGGGGGATGGCCAACAAGGTCAGATGGATGCCGGTCAGCCATTGACTGCTGCTGATGTTACTTTTAGTGAACCCGCTCAAAATCAACAGCAGCCGCAAACCGCAGCACAAGAGGATATCTACGCTGGGTTTACTCCAAGCGAACCGCAGTCTGGCGCGAAAGAAGACATTTACGCCGGGTTTACACCGAGCGAGCCGCCTATTGGTTCAATGGAAGCTGTCCAGCAGGCTGCTAGTCAAGCTTCGCTTGTTGGGCGTGACACGTTCAGGCCAAAGAGTCTTTTGGTTCAACAGGCTGACCTTTACCTTGGCCGCCCTAGCGCGGAAAAGTTCCAGAAGCTTGAGTCAACTGGATTCAATCCAGAACCAGCAATAGAACTTTCCGATGCAGAGCAGAAGCTTTTTAGAGACTATAGGATTCGACAGGGTAGAAGGACTGCCGGAAATATTGCCGGTCTTGCTGCTGGAATTGGTTCGGCGTATTTACCGGGAGGACAGTCCGTTGCTGGTGAAATGATTGGTGGTTTTGGTGCCGCATTGCTACAGCAAGCAATTTCACCAGATGAGTTTGATATTCAAGAAGCCTCATCTCAGGCGATACCGCTTCTTTCACGTTCTAAAAAAGCAAGAGAAGGCGCTGGGTTTTTAGAATGGCTTCGCACCACTGAAACTGGAGTAGGCCAACAATCTACAAGAACAAAACAAACTCTCAAAGAAATCATCGCAGGATCAGGAACTGGAGGCTTGCAAGGTTTTGCGTCAACGCTAGGAGATGAATCTGGAAAAACAGAAGAAGTGTTTAAGCAGGCAGCGTTGGGAGGGCTTTTACTTCCCGGATTTTCCGGTGTAACAAGAGTTTTAAGTGCTGGATTAAGAGCAAAAGGAAAAGAAGGGTTTTTGATCCGTTTTGCTGGAGAGCTTGAAAATCCGTACACTCAGCAGTTTTTGCAAGAAAGAGCAGACTTTATTCGAAAAGAAATTGGATCAGGAGGTGGAATTGATCCGGCAATGGCAGAGCAATTGGCCAACACTCTTTATTCCCCCCAAAGGTCTGGTAGTCGCCCCGAGGACATTCGTGCTTGGCAAGGAAACATCAGCGATTTCCTTCAAAATTCTATCAGGACCGGAAGCGCAAACGGACTAAGCGGAGATGAGCTTACTCAGCAGGTTGTTAAAACCCTTGAAGAAGCAACGCAAACAAAAAATATAGATATAAATCTAGTAGACGGAATTGTGCGGAATGCCGAGCAATTGACGGCAGAAGCAAAGAAAAAAGCAAGCGAAGCTTTTGTTGGAACAAATGCAGATCTTCTTGGTGCCGCTCTTAGGGCTGAAGGAGAACTGCAACTTAATTCTCAATATCTGTTTGATGAAATACGAAATTTAAACGAACAGAGAAAATCAATTTCTGTAAACGACCCTGTTTCTATTGAAAGGATCGACAACGATATTGCTTACAAGCGAAAGCAAATTGACGACATTGAAAACGGATTTGATCCTCAGTTTGGACTTGGAGAGCCTGTTACGCAGTTTGGAACCGGAAAGTCAACTGGATCAACAGCAAATTATCTTTTTGTAAAATTTAAAGCTGATCAAGAAAAAGGATACGATCTTTTAGAACCTAAACTTAAATCTATATCTGTTGATGTTCCAAAAGTTGATAAAGATGGAAAACCAGTTAAGGACGATAAGGGTGATCAAATCATTGAAACCTTTACGCTTAAAGATTTAAAAGAACAGAGAACAAAAATATTTAAGAAAATAGATTTTGACAAAAAGGTTCAACAAGCTGATTACGAAGATTTTCAAGAACTCGAACGTGTTGAAAAAATAATGGAGGAAGGTCTTAATACAGACCCTACGTTTAAAGCTGCCTTTAAAGCTCAAAGCGCTTCTTATCGTGAAGGGATAACTAGGTTCAAGGGTGCCATTATCTCTAAGCTTATGAGAGATGTTGGTGAACCGGGAGGAAGCCCAGAGGTTGTTCTCAATCTTCTTGGAGAGCGCGGCGGCGAGGCGTTGGAGGTAATAAAAAAGGTGGCGGGTTCTGAATGGGAGCGCACGTTTAAGCCTGTACTGAATGACTTTGTTTACAACAAGCTTCGAGCTGTAGGTCAAAAACCGGAGGAGCTTTTGTCTTTGTTAACTGAAGCAAAAATGGGGAAAGGCTCTAAACTTACAAAAGAAGTGGCTGATGAGTTTTTTCCGCAGTTGTCTCAAATCCAAGATGTTGCAAGCAGGTATCGTGGTCTTATAGATCAAGAAGCAAATTTGATTTCAAAGAAAAATGATCTGGTTACAAAGTCTGAAGATTTGTTATCAAAAATTGATGAAGGGCAAACAGAAGCTGCCAGTCTTTATCGAGAAAACGAGAAAAGACTAACTGAGGTTAAAGCTGAAATTGAAAAACTTAAGGCAGCAAAACCGGGTAAAGACCCCGAAACGGATGAAATAGTTAAGACTCTTTCTAATCTAAAGAGCGCTGTAAGAAGTGGAAAAATTGTAAATTTAGACGAAGAAAAGCTTAAGGCAATTTTGTCGAATCCTAATGCGGCAAACTTGACTAAAGATCTTAATATCTACGTTCAAGAAATGGCAAAAGAAGCGACTGATTTTCAAAAGTTTGTAAAAAGCTCTATTGCAGCAGGTGATCTTAGCAGTTCACCGGGACGCGCAGTTACACCTAAAAACATTGTTGATTTCTTAACTGTATCAAAAGGCAAGCTTGGAACAGGAGTTGTTGCAGATGAATTCATGAAGGTAATAAGGTCAAATAGACCGGACCTTCTTGGAGACGTTCAAAACTTTATAGTTGGAAAGATTGTTGAAGAGTCTTTTAAGCCGGGAAAAAAAGAGATTAACATCGAAACGATGAGGAGTCTCATTTCAGAAAAATACAATCCGTTGATTCAGCAAGCTTTTGGTAAAGAAGGAATTCAAAGATTAAATAAAATTGCAGATCAGCTTTCGGTTGTTGTTGAAAAAGAAAGTTTGCTAAAAAGCAAGATTTTGCCTGCGCTCACATCTGCTGCTTTCGCAACTGCTGCTGCCGCTGCTGGGGTTAAGTTTCCGGGGCGATTTTTACTTTCAACTGTTGTGGCTGACTCTGCAAGATCAGCCGTTGGAAAAGCTCTTCTTACCAAAGAGTTTCGCGATGTGGCGTCTAGGCCGCTTGATCAGATTACCAAAGATCAGATGGATACCTTCAATAGGCGTTGGCCGAAACTTATTACGCTTGAAGGTGAGCGTTTGCTTATGCGGGAAGAAGAGCGTAGGGATGCTGAACGTCCTCAAATTCCTTCAGCCGCAGAGCGTCGATTCTAATGAAAACATCCCTCTCTAAGAAAGGTAACACCTATCAGGGCAAGAAGGTGACGCTGAACAAGCCCTTCTACACGCCGGGTGAGCGGAAGAAGAGCGCGGTGTACGTTAAGAATCCGGCGAACAAGGTCGTCATCGTTCGCTTCGGCGATCCTGATATGACGATCAAGAAGTCGAATCCTGAGCGTCGCAAGAATTTCCGTGCGCGGCATAACTGCGATACGGCAAAAGATCCTACCAAACCCAGAACGTGGTCATGCAAAGCATGGTAATTTTATGGACAAGATGAAACTTGGTGGTGGCGGACGTTACGAGAAACTCGTTAGCAGTCTTGAGAGCAAGGGCGTCAAAGACCCGAAGGCTCTTGCGGCATCCATTGGCATGAAAAAATACGGCAAGAAAGGCTTTTTGTCTCTTGCTGCCAAAGGTCGTCGTCGAGCGTTGCGCGAAAAGGCTAACGCTTAGGATAGCGTCCCTTGACGTACGGCTTCTTGGCCGACTCCTTATCGACGACAAACTTCTGTGGGTCTGCATAGTTCCATGAGATGTCGCCGCCCGTGCCACGCTGAATCATAATCGATCCGGTGACTTTTCCTTCCTTGTCCGTCATGCCGGAACGATCCGCTCGCTTCGCCATGCCGAGCATAAATTGTCGAGGTTGATTGAAACCAACTTCCTTCATCACAATCACCTCTCTGGCCCAGTTCGTTAAGTCCGACGATCCGAATCCTGAGTAGGCCATCTCTGCCACGCTCTCCGGCTTGTCGTCTCGACCTTTTGGCTTAGGGAAGTGGTGGACGAGAATCAGGACTACGCCCGTCTCCATCATAATCGGCTGGAGCAAGTGCCTCGTAAAGTTCGCGCAGACCTCGATATCCGATGGATTACCGCCCATGTAGGAGAGCAACGGATCGATGTAAACCACATCGACCTTAGTCTTGCGAACGAGGCGGCGGAGCATCGTCGCGAAGTCGGAACCCGTTCTTACTGTCTCGCGGAAGAATAACATGTTCGCGCTCCGAAGACCTCGCTCCCAGTTCTCCTTGCCGAAGGTCATCTGAGCAGCGCCTTTCAGCGCATCATGCTGATCGGCGATGTCGTTTTCCGCCTGAATGTAAGCTACTTTTAGCGCCCGGACGGGCTTTACGCCAAACCAAGCTTCGCCGGACGCCCACTTCAGACCCTGATACGCGGCCATCGAGCTTTTGCCGCATCCACTTTGGCCGACAAAGAGAAGCGACGATCCGCGCCGAACCCATCTATCGCCGATCAGATTGTCAGGATCGTTCTGCGGATCGTACTCGATGATGGCATCTATCGAGAACTCCATCGGCATGTCCTGCGCGTCCATGTCGTCCTTGAACGCTTCCCAGTTCACTGCGCCCACATTGACGGCTAAGAGCTTCTGCTCCTTGCCATCGCGCATTACACCGGCCAGACGGCTGAACCGGCTCGCGTTCTTGTTCTTCGGATCGATGCCGATGCTTTCGAGGTAGCGATAGACGACATCGCGGCGCTCGTTCCACTCCTCTCTATTGGCCGCTTCAACGCGCACCCAGCCATGCAGACTCTTGCCGCCGGAATCGATGACGACCGATAGCGGGAGCTTCGACTCCTTCAACGCTGTCCATTGCTCGTCCTTCGTCTTCTCGTCCATCTCGACTAAGACATGGCGGAAGTTTGCCACGCCAGAGTCCGATCCGCTTTCATCGAAACATGGATTGATGCGGACGTATGCACCCTTGCTATCGCTGCCATTCCACATGGCGCTGATGGGCGGCGTGAAGTGGTTCTTAATCCATTCGTCGCGCTTGAGGAACGTACCTTTGGAGGCTGGCCTACCTCGACCCTCTTCGTCGAAAATGATGTCGTTACAAATGCAGACAACTTCGTCCGACTCGAAGCAGGCTTTTAAAAAGTCGATTGTCGTAAACGGAGACGGAGGTTCCGGCATCGTTTGGATCGTGCGAACGACGAACTTGCCGGTGGGCGAGATGGGATTGCCGCCCTGCCCAATGCCTGACTGAGCGGATAAGAGCCAGCCACGCGGCTTGTCGTGCGTCACGGTCATTGCCTGATTCACCTTGTGGGCCAATTCATAGGCATTCCACGGTGGAGAGCATTTCTCGCTGTACTCGGACAGCAGTGCTTCAGCCGATCCTCGCGACAGCTCGAATCCATGCACCAGAGCGGTAGCTACTGCGAAGGTTGCGTTATGACCGCCTTGTCCGCTGACGGCTCCGGGGGTGTTACGAAGCCATGCTCTAGCACGGTCGATATTTGATTGATTCATTGGATTCCAAGTTGTTTACGCGCTATGTCCCCGCTTTCGCCCAGATCATTCGAGGCGATTTGCTGGAGAACTGACTTTGATTCTTCGAACTTTGCGAAAAGGAGAGACAGCTCTTTGGGAGTCATCAGGTACTTGCTCCAGTGTTGGATTGGTATGGAGCGAGACTGAAACTTCGCAAAGAGCTGCTCTTGTGCTGCGATGTAGAGTTTAGGGTGCTTGTTCAATGACCGGGGTGAACTTGGCCTTGAATTCGGCCTTCGTTCGAACGTACACCTTGGGTTTTCCGTCACGGGTGTAGGCTATCCCCACCCATTTCATTTCCCCGATTCGTATCTCTACGTCGTCGGAAATGACTTCAACCTGCACCGTACTGTTTCCTGAGTTTTTGAATTTCATCTTCTGAGGCGTTATCGAGATGTCCTGTACCAGCCGCATGCCAAACGCCGTCAACAATTTGCGCCTTTGGCTTGGGCTTAGTCATCCAACCTCGAAGAATCGCATGGTCGATGAGTGCTGGCGCTTCCTTCAATAACTGTTCTCTAGTGATTTGAGTTTCCATAAATTAACCTTTTTTAGCCGTCTTTCCGCGCCATCCGCCTGCTTTTTTCATCCCGATTTCCTGACCAAGTTCGTTGACGAATCCGCGTCGGATCAGCCACTCCTTGTACTTCTGGTCGATGTAAGCGAAGTGAATCTTTTCGGGTGATTCATCTGCTTCTGCTATCCGCATAATGGGCATTTTGTTTGCGCTGATCATTTGTATGTCTCGATTGTGTGTTTGTAGTGTCGCTCGGCTTGGGTGCAGTTCCAGCAAAGGTCTTGAGTTCCGTTGCATCCGCACCCGAGAGATTTGAAAAGTACATTGGCCAACCATTGGTATTCCGCGATGGCGGCTCGCAATGTCTCCACGTCCGTTTCTTCGGACATGGGTTTGATATTCTCGCTCATTTGACGACGAAGAGAAGGAAGTAGGCGCTGGCGACGACCATCCCCATTCCGAACGCCATGATGAGCAATTGCTTCAGCTCCTCGGGCGAGGGCGGACGATTGGCTTTGTGTATCACCGGCCACCGCCCATCGCGTAGTGGAGGATCAAAAGGGCGTCGCAGTTTTTGAGTGTGACGTCCAGATTCGGATACAGTTCCTGAGCTTTGCTTTTTAGCTTTCGCTTCCATTCTGGTCCGGTTTCGCATGATTTACGTCCTCCAAGCCCAAGTGGTTCTTGCCAGATTTTCGGCTCAACACGGTGGAGTGCGTAGCCTTGCGCGTAGCCTAGCCCCTGCACAATCCCGTAGTTCTCATGGAGCGTCGCCATGCTGGCCGACGACGTGAGTTTACTGACGAACTTTGGCACTTTCTCGACCCACAGATGCGAGTCGGCCACCTTGAATCCTGCCAGTAACTGCGCCGTGTCTGGCAGCGACTCGGGCATTGGGAAGAGCAGTATTCCTTCCGAGGTGCTGACCGCGAATCCGCCGCCCACACCCGGATCGACCGCAACGATTGTTTGGTTTGATTTCATTCGCTCAATATTATTTTCAGTAACAAAGAATAGTAACCTGCTCGGCAGCGATTCGAACCGCTGATTTCGTGTCTCCGCCCTCGCTCCACTTCTCAACCTTTACACGGCCTTTTACGCGCACTAGAGCGCCGCTCTGAATCTCGATGATCTTCTCTGCAACTTGTCCCCATGAGGACAGCTCGAAATCATCGAAGTCTTCGTGGAAGCGGCCCTCGTTGTCAGTCCAGTGACGGGCGATTGATATAACGCGGCGCACCATGAGCGAGCCTGTTTTGGTTTCGGTTTGCCGACTTATGCCGCGCAGTTCGCCGATCAGATAGACTACGTTCTCGGTGGGCGTGGATGTTTCGTTTGCTGGCGTGGATACACTCATTGGAAAATACAACCTAGTTCACGGTAGCAAGTCATACGCTTCTTAGCGTGGAACGCTCCGATGGGGTGGAATTTGTCAGAGAAATCTACGATTGTCGCGCAGTTCTTGGTTTCTGTTTTCCGCAATGCCCGACTGGCTCGCTGGATGGTCTTCTGCGACGACCGACCGCCGCTGACCATAATGAGCAGTTCGACGTTGGGCAGATCCAATCCTTCGTCGGCCAGCGAGGTTGCGATCATGGTTCGCAGGTTGCCAGCCTTGAACTCCTCCATCGCCGCCTTGCGCTGCTTCTTGCCGATCTTCGAATGGACGAGGAGCGAACCGGGAATGCGCTTTTCGTAGTCCTCGCCAAGCGTGATGCGAGGGATAAGGATGAGCGTCTGCATGTCGCCATACTCCACGGCGTAGTCGATGGCGTAATCATTGCGCCCACGGTTCTCGCAGATGCCGATGTCCACAAGCGATTCCCAAGCGCACATTCGCTTCAATTCTTCGTCACTTATCCGCATGTACCGACGGCGCGTGGTGAACAGTCGGTCGATGTTATCGTCGATCTTCTGCTTCAGGTTCAGATCGGTTGCGTCGGAGAGTTGAAGGTAAGCGTCGGCCAATGAATCGCCGATGTCGCTGCGCTTGATTTCGTAGGTGCGGTTGTGGAAGAGCGTTCGTGTTACGGCATTCCGGTCTGGGTCGTCGCCCCAAGGAGTTGCGTCAAAGCCGTAGCGAAAGCCTTTGCAGGATTCGATGATGCGTCGCCATCCAGCAGCGGGGCTGTGCTTCGCTTCGTCAACGATCAGCATGTCCTTCTTACTGAAGTCCACTGATTCATGCGGACAACGGATATCCACAATCTCGCCCGGTACACCGGCAACACGGAGCGATGTGCGCGCTTGCTGACATGTCTCGCGGGTTGGAGCGAGCCATCCAATTTTGCACGGGTAGTCTTTGAGGTGATGCTGTTCTAGGAAGTGCTTGATGATGCTCGCGGCAATCCATGTCTTGCCACTGCCTGCCGGTGCGACGATCAGACCATCGCTAGTTTTGGCCCACTCTACTGCTTTTTGTTGGTATTCTCTTAGATTCATAATTTTAGGAAATTTGCCCCTCCGCCCACTGCTTCATAGCGAGCGAAGGGTTTTGTCCGCACCACACGGTGCGATTCGCCGTCATTCGTTCGTTGTACTGTCGGTAGAAAGCGCGCTCGATTGCGTCGTGGCGCACTTCTTGTTCAGCAACTTCCTTAACGCTTGATTGGCGAAAAATCCGATCTTCAAACCATTCTCGTCGCAATGTTTGCGAACCTCTTCGTGGAGCGCCGAGTCGATGGTGATAACTGTGTATTTGGCTGGTTTCTTCATAATCACTCGCTCTTCATCGGAGTCGATTGAACGCCATTGTAGGCGATGGTCTTCGGGCGGTAGATGCCTACCTGCTCCGTTTCCTCGACCCAACTAGGACCGCCGCGAATGTGGAATATGCAGGAAGACATTCCGTTCCAACTCTTCGTGCTGCTCTTAGCCGAGGTGTAGGTGGAGCCGAACGTAGCGTTCAGATCGTCACTGCTCATCGCCTTGACGTTGGCCCAGTCGATGTCGCCTGCATGCCATAACTTGAAGCCTAGTTCCAGCGGAGCTACTACCTTAGCAACGCCGGGGAAGTGCCACACCCACTCGTCATGGGATGACGCATCACCGCTCATAACCGCATAGCACTGGTAATTGCCAAGCGGTACGGAGCCACTGCCCCAGTCGCAGCTCTCGCCGGGTTTAAGAACAGCCGAGCGTGTCGGATGGTCGTTGCATTTAGGCTGCTCGAAAAGAGCAACAAGAACGGGGACTTCGGTTTGGTTTTCGATTTTGATGTGGGTACTCATAGCTATTCGGAGGTGTAAATGGTGTCGGTTATGGGGTTGGTTGCAGGATGAAATCGAAGTTGATCTTCCAGTTGTCTCCAAGTCGGTTGTAGGTGTCGTGCTTGATCTTCCAGAGTCGAGGATCGCGGGTCGTCTTTGTGTGACGGCAGCGGATACGGACGTCGATGTCCTTGAGCGCCACATTCCTCAGCCGGTCGTCTTCTGGTAGTTCGTGCAGGTGTTTCATGTCAGTAGGTGTTTGATGATCTGATTTCTGTCTTTAATCGTCGCTCTCAAGATGCTCTCAAGCACAACGTGAGGGTTGATTGTCGCAACGTGTTTCCACTCTGGGCTTTGATCGACGTGCTTGGCTGTGTCTAAGCTCTCTACGCGAACGATGCCGTTAAATGCGTGGATGTAGATGAATGCGGGGCTGTCTTTCATTTGGACTCCTTCCACAGTAGAAGATCCGCTCGCATTTCGTCGTTCTCGGTTTCAAGTTGTTGTATGTACGCCAGTCGCGCCGCTGCGAGTCGCTCTACCTCTTCATGCCGCTTGGCTCGCTCTGAAACCTCACTCAGGTATTTCCGAGTCGCGGCTAGTTTGCGCTCCAGTCTTCGGCATAGCATACCGAGGTCGGCTATGTTGTGAGCGGTTGAGTCGGATATTGGTGTGTCGCTCACGGCTTGGCCTCCCTCGCTTTGAGCATTGCATCGGCAATCTCGTACACATATGGCCCATCATATTCATCAAGGAAATTTCGTGATGCCATCAATCCCTGCAACGCCGCTGCAGCGAAGTAGTCGCGAAGGGTCATGCCGAAATGGTCAGCATTGTTACCTTCGGGATGATACCCCATCGGAAACGCCGGTCCTCCGTCGTTGATTGGTTCGCTCACGGCTTGGCCTCCTTGGCTTTGCGCCCTTGCATCTGGCGCAGCATCACCGTCAACGCCTCCTCCAACCGCTTGATCCGCTCATTGGACGCGTTGAGTTCGCGTTCGAGTTGGCGGCTCCAATCCAAAACTTCATCGACTGATGTTGGATCAAACTCCAATTCGGCGTCCGTCCTCGGTGTGTCGCTAACCATTTTGTTGGTGTCACCAATATGGTTCACGGCTTCTCCTCCTTGGCTTTGCGCCATCTATTGCTGGAGTAATAATCACGGCAGTATTTTTCCATCTCATCTCCAGCCTCCTCCAGCCGCTTTATGCGCTGCTTCAGCTCCTCGCAGCCTTCGCGGAGTTGCAGATTGGATTTGGTGAGTTTGTCGATGCGATCTTTGGCTACTTTCAAATCCCATAGAGTGGCGATCAGTTCATGTTCAATATCGCTCACGGCTTTGCCTCCTTGGATTTGTTCCACATATCAACGTCATATCCATAGCTGAGTTCGTTGGCCATCAAGTCACCTGATGTTTCGAGCGCGGCAATGTAGTCGTTCAGCTTTGAGATGCGCTCATTTGCCGCGTTGAGTTCGCGTTCGAGTTTGCGGCATAGCATACCCAGCTCGGCTATGTTGTGCGGTGTTGAGTCGGAGATGGGGGTATCGCTCACGGCTTTGCCTCCTTAATAATTAAAAGAATTCCCATATAAATTATCCAAACGGCTCCAATAGGTATCAGCCAAAACAGCCGAAAGACCATTCCAAAGTCATACTGCCCACTAGAACGGTATGGCCTGACCATGACGCACAACATAATTACTGTAATAAATATTGGTATGATCCACGATTTGATTGTGATAGTCACAGCTGGTCCTCCCTCGCTTTGAGCCAGTCAATAAACGTAAACGGGTTGTGATTGTTGGCGAGTGCATCACCCGCCTCCTCCAGCCGCTTTATGCGCTCGCCCCTGTCCTCGTACAACGCAACGTCTGCAACCAGCGCGGCGTACTGGTTCTTCGCGTCCATTAGATCCGCCTCCAACCGCTTGATGCGGTCAGCCAGATTGAGAGCGTGAATATTCAGTTTCCTGAACATCTCATTGGCCGCGTTGAGTTCGCGTTCGAGTTTCAGGCCTTCAGTTAATAGATATGATTCAGTGCAATCTTCCTGTGCCTTACGAAGCGCAAGGTTCATCCTCGGTGTATCACTCACGGCTTGGCCTCCTTGGCTTTGTTCCAGTTCTCAATCTCCATGTGCCACCCCATAAAGGCGGCAGCAGCGCATAGTACATCCCCTGCCTCCTCCAACATCTTGATGCGGTCATCTTGTTCCCTAATCTTTTTGGATTGAATGCTATCCATCCATTGTTCACGCATGATCTGTAACACCTTCGCTGCTGTCTCCGTAGGTTTAAGATGCTCGGCTACAGTGATGCGTCCATCGGAGTGGATTGTGAGTAACTGTGCGTTGCACTTTTTGCTATCAAGGATGATTGTATCGCTCATTTCGACTCCTTATTCTTCCGGTTCCGTGTCCAGTAACTGACCGCATAGTTTTTAACCTTCTTAGCCGCTTTGTGAATTTCTCCAGCCTCTTTCTTGCTGATGCTGTACACTCCGGTGCCGCCTTTGATAATGCTCTGTATTCTGTCGCTCATAGTGCCTCCTCGATTGCTGCGTGGACGTGTGGGAATTCGACTGCGAAGATCGTGTCGCGGATAGCTTCGGCGATCTGACGATGCTCTTTCTGTGTACCCTTCGCGCATCTCTGCTCCAGATAATGAATCCATGATCGGATGTTGCCGGTCATGTACAGCGTCGTTTGAGCGCAGAGAGGGAGAACCATTCGTGCCGTCTCGCGGCTCACGCCTTCCCTAAGCAGTGTTCGATAGGTTGTGAACGCAAGCTCAACAGACTTAGCAACCACATTCATGGCCCACTCCTGCGGATACATGTCGCCGCTTCCTTGACGATTCGCTCTGTCCTGAGTGCGAAGCTCGACAGGTTCAACCTCGTCGCACGGCGCATAGCGTTGGCTAAACTCTTGGAAGCAAAAGCTGCGATGCCTGATAATCTGAGCGGATATGGCGCGGCTTGTCTGAATCTCGACCGTCATGCTGGCCTGCTCAAAGATGCTCCAATGGCCGTTCTTGATACAGTAGGCCAATAACTTTGGAGCGGTCAGCAGACTCATCTGATTGCTCGGATTGCTGACTCGCGCTGCGTAGGTGATGAAATCGGATGCGGTCAAAGCGCCGTCACCGATAATTGGTTTTGTGATTGCTGCTAGTTTTACTCTCATAGATACAAATTTTAGGTCTTAGTTTCGAGCGTTATCTCGGAATGCGCTCCCCTCCGTGATTCGTTTTAGAACGGCTTCGGATCAAGATCGTCGCCATCGACTTCGGCAATCGGAACCTCGCGCATGTTCTTGATGCGAAGCGTCTTTTTCGTCTCGCCGTTGACCATATACTCCTCAAAGCGAGCGGTGATGAGCAACTCCAAGCCGGTCATCGACTTCAGGAACGCCGCGTAACTGCCCTTGACGCCAAGGAAGTCGTACTCGGTTCCATCAGGAACATTGTGCTTCGTTGCTGCGACGAGCTGATTGACGCGGAACCAGACATTCTCCTGATTGATGAAGCGGTCAGTGATGGATGCGCCATCTTCAGTTTTGAAGGTCACCTTACAGACCTCGCGGCCCTTCGCATCGAGGGTTTCCTCTATCTTAGAGACGGTGACGGTGTAGTCGCCTTCGGCGTTGATGTAGCTGCCTCCGGCATCCTTGCGGTTTACTGTGAACATAATTTATTCGGTGGTTAGTTTTCGGATTTATTCAAGACCCACTTAGGGCATGAAAGGGTTTGTGTCGCTGTTGGATAGGCTGGCCAACTGTCCAGTGCGCGGCATTCGTGCAGCGTCGAGATTGCTTTGCGTCGCAGATTCGCACCAGCCTGAAGCCATTCGGCATCCAACTTGTAAATGGCGACGGCGTATGGCGCTTTGCGTTCGACCGCTACAAAGACGAAGGCATCAGCGCCAGTCATCTCCAGATAGTGCGCGGCCTGAATGTGATAGCCGAACGATGCGATGGTTCGCAGGAAGGCTTCGGGCGATGCGTCGTCGGTCGTTTTGATGTCAACGAGCGTATGACCCTCGATCCACAGATCGGGACGTGCCTTGAGAGCAATGCCGGTTTCTTCGTCCTGAGCGAACACGCTGGCTTCGATCCTATGCGGCAGATGAATGATGTCCCAGAACGGATGGCGACGGACAGAGTTGGCCACTCCTTGCACATCAATGTCTTCAGCGTGAGTCAGGTGGATGCGGCTCTTGTGCTGCTCCTTCCACGCTTTGCCTTCCTTAGTACGTCCATCGATGTCCGGCGGAACGACAGCGACGACTTGCGAGTAGAGTTGCGGTTCCAATACAGCGGTATGAATCGCCGTACCCATCTGCATGGCCTTGCTCGGCTCCTGATGCTCCTCCAGCGCGGCTTTGTAGTGAGCCGGAGACTTGAGGATCTTGGACATCATCGACTTAGAGAGAGCGTCAACGGCGTGATATTTCTCCGCTGGCATGTCGAGGTTGACGAATTGATTGAGAATGCTCATTCGGTGGGCGGGTTAGCGAACGCCTTAGCCTTGGAGATGAAGCTGTCAGGATCGGCGACGATCATGTTGGCCACCTTGGTGGATACATCGCGGAAGTTCTGGCCTTCCTTGATCAAGTTCTTGCTGACGAGGAACGCATTCGCGATATCAGAATGTGGCTCAAGAATCTGCTCTAATTTCTCAACGAGCGAGAAGGCCGGTTCCGGCGTCACGTTGACCGTCTGGCGCGTCGTAGCGGTGATGGTGGGTGTTGACGGCGCAGCAAAATCAGCAGCCTCCTCCGGGGTATAGACGCCAGCAACAACTTCAGGTGCGAGCATTCGAATAGCCTTGGAGATGCAGCGCGCACGAAGCATAGCTGCCGGATCTTTCTGCCATCCAGAACCAGCCTTGGCGGGAAGCAGTCCTGCGATTTTGGCATCCTCGGTCGTAAATCCGATTTCGCATTCGTTGCCGTCGAATTTCCAGACTCCGATAGCAGCAGTCGAATCGAACTGCTTCCAAATGACCTTACCGCCCCGAGTCCGATATCCAGCGAGCATGGCGTCTGAGCGCATCGTCAACGAGCCGTTGACCAGATGAAACTCTCGCTTGAAGTCGAACGGAGTTTTGCGAGTGGCTAGGCATTCAAGGGCGATCATGTTGCCTTGCTCGTCCTTCTGACAGTTGAAGACTCCGCTTCGCGCAATCCACGATCCGAGTTCCTTGACCGCTTCAAGCGATGTTCCGATGCGGGAGTAAAACTCTCCGTCAGGACTGACTGGCGGTTGCGGTTGCGTTGTTGCTAATAGGTTGCTGCTCATTTGTATTCTCTTGTTGTTTCTTTGTTTTTCTTGCGTATGGGTTCACTGCTCCGGTTGTCGCTCGACTCGTCAGAATCGCGGCGATGTCGGACTCGGTGAACAAGATTCGTCGGCCAATCCTTCTATGCTGGACGCCGTCATGGCGCACGATCCGCCGTAGCGTTTCGCAGCAGATTTGGAGCATGGCTGCTGTTTGTTTGGCGGTGAAGACTTTCATCTCGTAGAAATCGACAGCGTTCGGGTGTTAACTTGGGAAACCAATGTGTAAACCCGTAAGAGCATCTCGCTCCTCTCTATGCCCGAACGCTGAAAAGGGGTTGCAATCAGGTGTTCAGTCACGGGCGAAAATCCACTAACACCCTGTCGCGAGTTCCCTTCGCGCTCTAAGTCTGATTGCAGAAAATTGGTCATTGTTGCGGACGTAGCCTCGCAGTTGTCTCAAGTCGTTGCAAGAGGATATTCGAAAACTTTTCGACCGAGGCGTTCTTCGATTCTTTGAAGGTAGGCCACCTGCTCCGGCGTTCCATTCTGGCCGCTGCCGTTGAGGAACGTGATACGCTGATCCATCAGGTGGTCCTTGCGCCGCTGCCATTCCTTATCTGACTCGCCATCGTGGCGGTAGATCGTGTACGGGCCATGATGGAGTTCCAGAGTGTGCTGCTCAGCGTTCGGATTGATGGGCGTTTTCTCTGGCTTCGGACCAAATCCTTCCCATGTGCTGTCGTCGCTGTCCGATTGGAACGAATCCTCGATGTCGCTGATCTTCTTGGTAGTGGCTTTCATCATCGCCTCAATCGATCCGAGGCGTTTGTTCATCTTTTCGATGCTGGCGAATAGGATTTCTATTTTCTGGTCGGTCATAATTTTTCTGGGTTAGTTGCCGGTTGAACTGTCGGTTTCGGAAAGGCTACGGTACTTGGCGAGAAGGTCGTCGATGGATGAGTCGGCCACAGGTTCTAGCTCTGGTTGGGCAGACTTCTCGTCATCGGCCTTCTGCTTTCTCTTGCGCTGCTTCCCCTTGCGAAGAGCGTTGATAGCTTTCCAAATCTGGGCGATTTCGCGACGCAGGTCCGAGAGCTTGCGCGACTCAAGATCCTTCTGAGCCTCCTCATCGGACGGCTTCCAATCGCATCCATGCCAGACCCGATGGGTTCGATCAAAAACCAAGACCTGACTCTTGACGTTCCGCATCGAGCCGAACGCCCGATTAGCCTCGACCAATCCACCGCCAATCGTCTCGACAATGTAGGCCAACAACTCGGACTTCTCCGAATTCAGATTGTGCCTCTTCGGCGGCATTTCTCGAAACGTGGACCGGAGCGTGGAGCCATTTGATAAGTAACTCATGGTGGAAAATAGATAAGTCTCTTTTGTCGTCTAGTCAACGTAAATCTACCAATGGCTCCTTCTAAGTTACCCTTGGTCTACCTAGCTCATCTAAAGATAAGCCTCCCCTTTCTAAAAAAGGGGAGAGGCTTATTCCGAAAACGGAATGCTTGCGCTCCGCCTTTGGGGGCGGTGCCGCTTCCGTTTCGGAAAAGGATATGTGAAGTGTTCTTGTCGCTTTGTCGGTCATGTAGGGCAGCGGGAATGCCTCGCAATCGATCAGAAATGCCCCGTAGAGCGTTCGTAAGCTGTTTGGCGGCTCTACGGACGGTTTCGCGTGTGTCCGCGCTAGAATCGAATCGATGAAATGGCATGGTGCGAATGAGGTTTATTGGCCTACTTTTTATCCGGCGAAAAGTTATCAGGATTGGATTCGCTCGACGACCGGATACACATCGTAGTCCTCGCTGAGTTCGACCGGGACGACGCGAATCCGCCCCTGCGTGTACTCGCCGGGGTTTAGCTCGCGAGCCGCTCGTTCAGCATCCTTACGCGAGGAGAATTCGACCGTGCGGTAACTGACGACCTTCTCCTTCATGTCGGACCAGCCAATCGCGCCGCTTAGCTGGACTTTGTAGACTGGCTTCGCGAACAGGTTGCGGCTCATGGATACATCCCTCCGGCGCGGATGAGGTCGATGATGAACTCCGAATCGTCGATGAGTTGTTGTCGTCGTTTCTCGCCCTCGCCGGTCGTATCCGCGCACTTGTACATCCTGACGTAAAAAAGCGCGTCCTGAAGGCAGGTGAGCGCGGCGGCGACGTGCGCGAGACGGGTTGATGCGGATGCGATGAAAGGATTCTTAAAATCATCAGCCATCAGCTCAAGTTGTTTGGCCAACTCATCGAGCGGGATATTTCGGTTCATCATAGCGTCTCCAGATCAGGAGTACCGGGGCGAAGCACGTCGCCGTCTTCGCGTTCGATGATGAGTTCGAGGATTTGATGGCCGTCCTTCGCGATGAGGGAGCAGATATGTTTGTTGTCGTCGTAAATGCTGAGCGGGGTTGCGCCGTGTTCTTGCTCCTCGCCGGTTAGGATGGCGTTGAAAAGGTCAACGATGGTCTGGGCGTTCTGTTTGGATTGAATAGTTAGTTTCATTTTCTTGCTGTTGTTTGGTTTGTTTCGAGAGAGGAAAGTTTTCGCATGACGCGACGACCGTAAGCGCGGGAGGATGATCGATGGATGGCTTTTGGCCCACCCTGCCAGATGCGCGCCAGCGATTCGTCGCTGAGATTGCGTCCGTAATGCGAAAGATATGCGCGAGCGATAAAGAGCGCGACGGCGCGGTTGGTGACTTGGGCGTGCGCGTAATGCGTCCCCATGATGCGATTAACATCGCGAACAAGAATCGGTTTGATCTGGAGCGCGCCAAGCTCGCCGTGACGGCCTTTGGCATGATCGTTTCCGTGGGATTCGATCTGAATCAGGGCCGAAAGAAGCAATGGATGCATGATTTGATGCGCGATTGAGTTTTATTCGTGGGATTTGATGCGCGGACAGGGTTTACGGGATAACCGGAGCGGCTTAAAGCCCTTTCGCCTTCGCGATGATGGCGAATGCGTGGTACAAGTCGTCGTCGTCGGCCATAGGGTGCGCGAGGCGTTGAAGAGCGTCCAACATAGCGGGGGCGGAGGCGATAAGATTGGCGTTGGCTTTAACATCTCCGCCATGTTCCGGCTCGATCTGAGATGCGTGCAGGCGGCAAACTCTAGTCCTTAAGCCATCGTTACCGACACGACAAATATCGTAAACTCCGGTGTCGATTTTCTTGGTTGTCCAAGGTCCGGGGGTATGGCTCACAGTTTGCCTCCAATCGCCTTTTCGATGACCGGGGCAATTCTAGCGCGAATCCATTCGGGCGATTCTCCGGCGTTTGCGTAAATCAGAGCCAGCACCTCCAGCATCTCAGGCGCGGAGGCGATGAGCGTCGCATTTGCAAGCGGTTCGTCCATGTGCGGGGCGAAGGCGCTTACGTTGATGAAGGCGAGGGATAGCGCGCCGTGTGTATGGTTCACCGATTCTTCACGGCCATCGATGATCTTAAGAGTCGAATGCGTCGGGTCGAATTGATCCTCATCGAATCGGACAAGCCAAGGACCGGGGGTATGGGTTTTCATTGGTTCAGGCTTTGGTGGTGAATGATTCTGCGAAACGAAGACCTTCGGCGCGTCCTGATTCGGAGCCGCCAAGCTCTGCTTCCTCGCGTGCGCCGTAGCTTAGCTGGCGCGCATAGGCGTTCCAATGTTCGCTTGCGTCGGAATAGGGGATGCCGCAATCACGGTTCAGGATATGGGCGAAGGATGAATAAAAGTCGGCCAGAACGCTTTCGACCGCATCGTCCATTTCGATAGCGCGGAGAAGATCCGCGTCCATGCGGGATAATTCCATGCGCGGGAGGAGGATTTCGACCGCAAAGTCTGTAGCGTCCGCCCAGATTGACGAATAGGCGTTTGTGCTGAGCCACAAGGAGCCGTCATCGAATAGGTGATATTTAGATGCGTCCGACGATTCATCTTCGCGAAACGAGTCTGCAATATCGTCCGCGAAAGGCGCGAGAGTTTCGATGAGGTCTTGATCCTCGTCCGATAGGAACGAGTCCATGCGGTAATTTTGTCGGATGTAAGCAAGCGCGGATTGCGGGAGCCGGTCAGCGTGGAATGATTGCAGGATCGTATCGCGTGCAATGATGCGTTCAAGGATGGGGAGCAATTTTGGATTCATGATTCGTGATTTATTGAGGAGGACTTGTGGCCTACCCTGTCGCGTCACGCTTTCGCATGATGCGCGTAGGATAGGTCATTTAGTCCAGACTAGACCAGAGGGCGACAGGATTGCGTAAGCCGCTGTAGTGGACTTCGTAGCGCGGGGGATTGGCAACGCCCACTTCGCGCCACAGGTCAAGTTGCTGGCGCGCATAGGCGACGGCGTCCGATTCGGTTTTGGACCAGTGGACTAGCTGAGGTTTGGAGCCGCTCGCGAGACTCGTTTTCATCACGTAGTAATTCATTGGACGCGCGGGGAATGGGTTAGAACTGTTGAATGACCAGTCCGCCGTCGAAAGTCACGACTTGCGTTTGCTCATGAAGCCAGTCAAGCGCGGCTTCCTCAGAGTCGTTCTCGTTTCCTTTGAAGCCGTAGTCATTCGCGGCTTTGAGCGCGGAGGGATATTCGGCCCATTCACAACAAATCCCGATTGGGTCGAGCGTGAATTCAGTGTCTGAATCCTCTTCGACTTGTTCGAAATGCGCGAATAACGCACGGCGTGCGGGGACGGTGAATTGAGTTTCGCGACCAGCATGGCGAAACGCTTCGATGAATTGGAATTCTGTGACAATGGTTTTCATTGGATTTGGATTTGTTGAATCGGGAATCGGGATGATTCACCGCCGGAGGCTACCGTTTCCGATAGACTCTCGCGGGGAGTCACTTGATGCGGATGATTCCGGCAGCAATCATTGCCTTGCGCCAGTATTTCAGCGTGCGCGGATGGTTTGAGCGGTCAAGGTGAAGGGATTCCGTCCGATTAGAGCAATCGCGATAGTCCGTTTCGGAATGGGATGAAAGCCAATCCCACTGGGAACCGGAGCAAGGACTTGATGATGGGATGGGATGGCCGCGCATAAGGGAAACCAGTTCTCGGAAAGTCACGGCTTCGCCTTCAGATAGGAAACCGGATTCTGCGGATTCACCTTCCTCTGCGGATTCTGGCGTGATGACTTCGAAAGTGCGGGATATTAAGATCATGGGATGGGATGGGATGGGATTTACTTTGCGGAGGGAATGGGCCGGAACTCTAAGCAAGGGCCGGAAACGGAGGCGGAAACGTAATAATCGGAAAGATGGAAAGCGGCCCAACGTTCCGAATCGGGAAACGGGAGAATGGCAATGCATTCGTGAGGTTTTCCTTCGTTTCGAATTCGCGGAGTTCTATCTATGCGGAGGCAGAGTTGAGCGAGTGTCTCTTTCATGGGATTTGATTTGGATTTGATCGGCTTTGATTGACCGCTATTCCCTACCGTTGCCGATAGAGAAGCGCGGGGAATCAGGCTAAGTTAAAGAGTTTTCGGAAGTCCGCGTAGTCGTGGCAAAGGTCCGTTGCAAAGCGGTATACACCGATATCTTCCTGTCCGTCGGCGCGTTTGACGGTGACGAATTGCCACTTTTCACCGTCCATGACGAAAGGATCTTCAAAGGAACGGAGGCGGATAAATTCAAGGACTTTCATGGGATTTGATTTGATTGAGTTTGAATGCTGAATTCTGGTTTCCATTTCAGAAAACCAGTGGTTCAGGATTCAAATTTTAAGAGCCGAAGGACACTGAACCGATTTACCTTTTGCGAATTGAGAATAAACGGCGCGCCGTCGCATAAGCCGCTGAATTTCCGCATCCATTTCATGGATTGAATCTTTGACCGCTTGAATCGAATCACCGTCAATTCGAAGTGAATATTGACCAGATTCAGAACGGATCGTGAGATAATCTCCGGAAGTAAAATAAGTGGTTGTCATGTGGTTAGTGGTTAGGAGTGAAGTTGAGGGACGTTTCTAGATAGGCTTGGATTAGGACTAGGGTGACAATTGCAGCTGCAATGAATAGGCGTTTGATGGTGATGCGTTTCACTTCCATCCTTTGCGTTTGAAGATTGCACAGACTTCGGCAAAAGCTTTTGTCTGGCATGGTGAATAGTGAACGCACCAAATGGATGATTTGGTAGCACGCACGAATCGGGAAGGACGGGAAGCCTTGCCGCATTTTACCCATTGCCCCCGTTGCAAACGGAGCGCGCCGGAATAGAGAGCGTCTTGGACGCCGTTGTCCCACAAATCGAGTATCGGAGTGAATTTCATCTGGGGACACTATGGGGCAAAAGCCTGTCGGTTGCAAGTTTTATTTCGATTTATTTTGAGATTCTTTCAAGGGATAGGGGGAAGGCATGGCTTGAATGGAAAAGCAAGATAAATCGAAAGAAAAGTGAAGAAAAGTGAAGTGAAAAGCCCCGCTGTCCTTACCCTACTTTCAAATCAAAGCTCGGATTTTAACGATAAAGTGGCGTACAAAATGTAGTGGTGTCGGATTTTGGGTATACCATATGTAGTGGTGTTTTTGTTTGGACACTTGGCATGCTTTGTGGGACAAAGTGAGCGTGAACAAAGAGAAATGGGAACAGGCTAAGAGTCTTTATCTGGCGGGAATGGAATGGAAAGCAATTGCAAACGATTTGCAACTTTCGCAGGCAACACTACAGACTCGCGCCAGTCGTGAGGGAATCACAAAATTGAAGGCGCAAATGCAAACGATTTGCACTGAAAAGAAAACCCAATCATTGGAAAGCCTGTCTGCAATCGTTCGGAGCAAACTGGCGGAGGATGCAGCGTCAACGATTGAACGGGTAAACGGGTACGACCTAGACGGAATCAAAGATGAAAGCGTGCGTGAATCCATTCTAGGCTCCGTTGCGAAGCGAAGCGCGCTTGTGTTTGGATGGAGCGAAGCGGGCGAAAGCACGTCGGTCAGCATTAACTTGCTTGGTTCCATGCCTGACAAATTGTTCCACGTGGAACAGAGCGTGAATCCCGTTTGAAGTGAAGATAACAGTGTTTGTGCAACACGTAGGAACTTATAGTCAGGATAAGTAAATCTAATGGGACAAAAGGATTGTTTTTCCTAGGATTGGTATGATTCTTGCCGGCAAGGTTGGCACCCCCTTTGCGGGGTGGCTTCGTTTACGATACCCCCCTCAAAAATTTTCCGTCTTTTTGACCATGTTAAGTAAAATTAAAATTGGTCAAGTTATTTCTCTCAATCAAGCTGAGAGGAAGTTGGCCCACTTCGTAGCCAAGAATCGCAACGGCAATAACCGTCATTTCAACACTACGAACTTGAAGATAAGCGCGGATGATCCTGCGACGGTGGATCTGGAAGGCGTGTGCGGCGAGATAGCTTTCTGTAAGCTATTTAATGTCTACCCCGACATCGACACGGATCGTGAGCCTCCGCATCCGCTCTACGACGCGATTATCCCTCCCATTCCACCGGGCATTCGCATCGATGTGAAGACGACCAAGTACGAGAATGGAAAGCTACTAGTCGATGCGCGCAAAGGTTCCAAGACCGACGGCGTAGATTTCTACGCTCTGATGACCGGTCAATTCCCCGGTCCGTATACGTTCAGGGGATTCATCGCGAAGGAGCATATCATCCAGCCGCACAGAATCGGAACGATCATCAAGGGATACAAAAGCTACATTGCTGACCAGAGCGAACTCATCGATAGTATTTCCGAGCAAGACTTATTCTGATTGACGCCATAGGCACCAGTGTGTCTCAGTCCGGCTATCGACCTTAAGCAAGGCGGAGGCTTGGTCAGCCATCGCAAAACTGTCTAAGCGGCAATGACGCTCCGCATCGGTCAGAACGCGTAGGTCCGGTCCGCCATCGTTTGATGGATGGATAGAATGGCCTACCAAATGCAGATAACGTCGGTTTAATTTTTTCTCAATATGGCTTGTCCCAATGTCTTCAACGCCTTCGCCGTAGCGACTGAGTCGCTCGCGCAGGACGTCTATAAACGCGCCTCGTATCGCTCGATGTGGCTCAATATGATTGAGCGCGGCGAGTATCCTCAAGGTACTGGTTTGACCCAGACCTCGTTCAACACGACCAGCATCGAGCCGACTTCGGCTGAGGAGTGGTCGGCCATTACGCTGGCGAGCGGCTCCAACGGCGGCGCTTGCGATGTCACCTACAGCGAGGTTCCGGTTGGTTTTAATTCCGTTACATGGAGTCCTGAGCGTTTCGCGCTCAAGGGTCCGCTCTTGTGTAAGGATGACCTGACCTTCGATCATCGCGTCGAGGCGTTCTTGCGCGTGTACTTGGAGAAGCTCTCGATCCGCGCTCAGCGTTCATGGGAGACTCGCTATCAGAATACGTTCGCGAAGTTCGCGATCAAGGCTGTGGCCGACTCGTCCTTTACTCAGGTCGAGACGATTCCCTCTGGCGTGAATGAGTTCCCGTGGATTCAGACCGGATCGGCTGGTCAGGCGCTCAATCAGTCTACCTCTGAGTTGACTCAAGAGATGCTCGATGTCGCGGCTGCTACGCTGATCCGTAACGGTGCGACGAATCCTGATAGCTCCGGTTTCATCTCGTACAGCAGCGATGGTCCGGTATTTCCGCTATACATCGGCTTGGAGGCTTCGCAGCGTATCGCTCAGAACAACCCTGCGTTCCGCGAGGATCTGCGTCAGGCTGATATGGGCAGTGGCAGCGGTGCGGAGTTGCTCAAGCGCATCGGTGCGAACCGGGTGATTAAGAACTATCGCCATGTGCCGAATCTGTTCCCGCCCCGCTTCACCTATGCCGGTGGCAAGTACACGCTGGTCCAGCCCTTCACTAGTGGTGCCGGAACCAATGGTACTGTGTTCAGCGTCAATTCGAGCTGGACGACCGCTCCGTACGAGGCCGCGTTCATCGTGACTCCGTATGTGTTCAAGAGCCACATCGTGCGGCCCGTGAATCGGGTTGGCGATCTGAGCTGGATGCCGACCAACTACATGGGCGAGTGGCAGTGGGTGACTGGTGCCTACAAGCTCGATGTGGATTGTGCCGATCCGCTGGAGAAGAAGGGTCAGCATTACGCTGAGTTCGTTCATGCTTCGGAGCCAGTATTCACAAACCAAGGAATGACGATCATCTTCCGCCGCTGCACCGGCGCGCTGACTCAGATCATCTGCTCGTAATCGATCAGAGGTTCATACGAAAGATCCGCAGGCGTGAAAATGCTTGCGGGTTTTTTGTTTTGGGACATCGTTGCCTCGGTTGATTCAATAGGTTGAATGTCTTGTAAATCGCCTCACAACGAGGCACCCCGTCACTGGCCCGAAAAGTTAGTGGCGGGTTTTTTATTGCCCGTTATCGCTTAGACATTGACATCCCAATAGGTCGCGTAATGCTCCCCGTATGCCGTCATTTACGATTCCAAAAGGCGTAGAAATCCCCGAGAACCTTGCGGAGGGCGAAGCGTTCCAGACTATGGCGACTATCGTTCTTGGTAAGAATGGTAAGGCGGAGGTCATCGAGATTGATGGTGTGGCCATTCCCGGATACGAGAAGAAGTCCAAGGGCAAGAAGCTGGCCGAGCGCGGCGAGGAGGAGGAGATGGAGGTAGAGGAGGGTGCGACTCCCGGCGGCGGTGGTTTTATCGCCGAGGTGATGCAGCGCGGCGCTGGTCCGATGGCACGATAACCGATTTTCCAATAGAACGATATGCCAAACATCACATGCGACGAGGCGGCAACGCTCATCAACGAGGCGGCGTCGCTGGGATGTCGCTCACCGTGGGAGGTTGAGTTGGCCAAGTTGGCGCTGGAGAACCGCATTGCGACGTATCTTCAGGGCGGCGGCGCGACACGCGGTGCGTATCGGTCGGTGACGACGAGCGGCAGCGTGGTGAGCGGCGATTACTTTCTGGTCTGCGATGCGACGGCTGGCGCGATTACGCTGACATTGCCCCCGGCAGCGTTGGTTGCTGGTCGTATCTACGTTTTCAAGCGCATCAATGCTGGCGCGAATACGGTGACGGTTGATGCGTATGCGTCCGAGACGATTGACGGAGCGGCCACACATGTGCTGTCCCCGCAATGGAATTCGATTACCATCATTTCGAACGGTACGGCTTGGTTCATCACTTCGCATCCGTTCTAAAATATCATGGCAAACATTTCTTGCGCCGATGCGGCCACACTAATTGCGGAGGCTCAGGGAGCTTCGTGCATGAGTCCGCGTGAACGCATTCTGCTGGAGATTGGCCTACTCTGGGAAGCGGCGACGCTTGGCGGAACGGCTGATATCACGGCGGATAACACGGTGATAAGCGCGGACGTGACGATCATCACGGCGGACATGACCGAATTTCTGTAGGTCAACGAAACATTCATTTAGTCATATATGTCAAAGCAAACCATCAATATCGGCGCATCGCCGAACGACGGAACGGGGACGCCGCTGCGGACCTCGTTCGATTATACCAACCAGAACTTTACGGAGCTGTACACGGCTCTTGGAGGCGGCGTTGGTCTTCCCGGTGCGACGACTCAGGTCATCTTCAATGATGGCGGAACGAATCTGGCAGGCGATGCCGGTCTGGTTTACAACAAGACAACCGATGCGCTGACCGTTGCCGGACTCGTTACCGCTGGCTCCGCCACCATCACCGGCGCACTGACGGTGGACACCACGACGCTGGTGGTTGATGCGACGAATGATCGGGTGGGTTTTAAGACCGCTTCTCCTGCTGATATTGTTGAGGTTGTCGGATCTGGATCTACTGGAATCCGAGTCAGCCGATCTGGCGCTTTGACGCAATACGCGACACTTTCCGCTGGAGCGACAGGTCCGACGCTTGATGCGTCATCCGCTCTTAGTTCGCTTAGTTTTGGAATTGCAGGCACCACCGCCGTGACGATTAACTCCACCGGCAATCTTGTTTTAAAAGGTGGAACCGCTGGAGCCAGTGGCGTTGGTGTCACATTCCCAGCCGCTCAAATCGTTTCGTCCGATGCAAACTGTCTCGACGATTACGAGGAGGGGACTTGGACAGGGACGTTGGCCGGACTTACTACAAGCCCAACCGTTGCTGTAACCACAACTGGACGATATACCAAGATTGGAAGAGAAGTTAAAGTAAGCATTTACTTCCAAGGTGTTAGCACAGTTGGAGCAAGTGGAATTATAAGGATTACCGGTTTGCCATTCACATCTGCAAACGATGGAGTTGGTAGCATCGGGACGTTTTCTACGGATTTAGCGGCAACTTTTACTGGTTATGTTGTTGCTGCACTTGGAGGAAATTCAACCATTATTGAGTTTGCTTCTAGTCAATCAAATGGAGCCGGTGGATTTGCAACTCATAACGCCGGATTAAATCGTTATGTTGCTGCAACCTTAACGTACAACGTCTAATACTATGCTAACAGAACGCACCATTTTCTCGCTCTGCGAGGTTCTTCCTTCAACCGTCCTTCAGGTCCGTCTTGCGGACCAGATCGTCGATGGCGAGGTTGTCAAAGCCTCCACATTCCGCCGCTACTGTCTCGCTCCCGGCTCAGACCTTACGGGTCAGCCCGAGCAGGTTGTAGCGATAGCTGGAGCCGTATGGACTCCTGCCGCTGTCGCAGCCTACGCCGCAAGCCAAACCCCTAGCCCCACCATCCAATGATCGTACCAGTCAACATTGTCGCAGTGCAGGTAAACCAGAACAACTCGCTGTTCGTTACGACCGGAATCGATTACGACAACAGCGGAACGATTGTCGGCAGTGAGATTGTCTCTCAGTACACATTGAATCCCGGTGACTCGCTGGAAGGCCAGCCAACCGAGGTGGTGAATATCGCCAATGCGCTGTGGACTCCGGCGGTTGTCGCGGCTTACAAAGCGGCGAATCCGGTGGTGCCTCCTCCTGAGGTTGTTCCTCCGTTGATCGAGCAGGCTGTGCCGGTTTTGGTTGCACCCGTCGAAACTGTCGTCGATGCTCCGGCGGCATGATTAAAATTGAACTGACCGCCGAACAAGCGAACACCCTGCTGCAACTCATTGATATCGCCATCAAGGCTGGCGGTTTCCAGAATGCAAAGGTCGGAGTACCTCTGGCCGAAATCATTCTCGAAGCCGCCAAATCGCAGGCTCCGCTCGCTAACTAACCATCACGATGACGGACCACCACGCTTTTATTAGAGACATCTCAATCGGCGTCGGTGGTCCGATCATCGGTATTCTGGGGAACGCGGTATTTTCAGATCCTCATCTCAAGACTGCATCGTTAGCTCTTGGCGCATTCGCCGCGCTTCTAACCTGCGCCGTCAAAGCACTCGAACTGTATCGCAAACTAAAAACAGAAAAATGAATCCTAATCTCTCCTCTCTCGTTCGCCACATCTTGACCGCTGCCGGTGGTTTCCTCGTCGCCAAAGGGTTGGCCAGTGCTGATCAACTCGCTGAACTTGTAGGCGCTGTCGTAAGCATCGCTGGCGTTGGCTGGTCTGTTTACAACAACAAGAAGACCGCGAAGGCTGCGCCCGACGTCGCCAAAGCTGAATGAACTTCTTGGCCGACTTGGTGATGAAGCTGGTTATCTGGCTTCACGCGCTGACGAAGCAAGATGTCACAAGCGAAGATGCGAAAAAACAACCCGATCTTAAGCGCGGTCTGCTTGCTCGCATTGATGAGCATGAGCGTGAGCTGCGCGAGCCGGGTGATTTACGTCCCCCACGGTGAGCCTGTGCGCCTTGCTGAGAGCGTTAAGGCTAAGGTTTGGGTGGTTGACTCTACCGGCAAAACGGTGCGTAGTAATAACCGCATCATCATCCACGAAGGCTGGTATGCACTACCAAAGGACAAATGAGCAATAACGCACCGTACAAAGGTTCACCGTCTGTTAAGGGGAGTGGCAGCGGACCTTACAAGCAGTCTCCTCCGCCGAAGCCTCCGGTTAAGCCGAAGCCTGCTCCAAGTGGAAGCGGCCCTTATAAAGGCGGCAGTGGTCCGTATCGTAAGTGATTCAAAGCAAAATCCCCCAGCGGTAACAAAAACCACCGGGGGATAATTACTTCTACGCGTAAGGTTAGCGTCCTAACGACTTCAGGACGTTCGTGACGAAGTCCTCGCTCTTCGAACCATTCGCATTTGATGCACGGGAGCCGCCAGCCGTTGCTTTCGAGCTAACACCGGGTTCACTGCCTCGATACTTCGCTAGTTCGGCTTGCAAGCGCTTGTTTACCTCGACCTGAGAGTAGAGAAGCTCACGGTATTTCGGCGCGGCAGCGGCCCACAGAGCGGCCTTCGCGAGGTCTTCTTCGCTGTTCTCGCCATTGAAGATCTGCTGCGCGAGGCTAAGTCGGCCAGTTAGTTCCGTATTCCATTCGTCGTCGTTCTCACGCGGCTCAAAGATTTCCAGAGCGCGAGCATTCTCGCTGACCTTTGTCCAAGTCTTATTGGCCGACTCCAATGCAGCGCGAGTGCCTTCCTCGTTGTCCTGCTGGTACTTCGAAATGATCGAGTCGTAATCGGACTTCGCCTCTGACATCTCCGCAGACTTCTCGCCGTTAATCTCGTCGTACTTGACGATCAGAGCGCCAAGCTTCGCCTTCTTAGAGGGCGAAAGACCCTCAACGATGTCGTCGATCTGCGAGTTCCGATAATCGTTCTCAGGCGACTTGAGCAGGCCAACAAGCCTGTCGCCATCCGTGCCAACGACAGATTTCATCGAGTCGAACACGCCGGTAATCTTGCCTTCGTACTTTTTGACAAAGTTGGGATGGCGCTCAATGTCGAGGAGTCGAACACGTTCGGAAAGCGTGTCGCGTTCTTCCTGCAAAGTCTTGAGTTGAGCTTCGAAGTTCGGATTGGCAACCTTGCCAGACTTCATCTCTTCAAGCTGCTTGGCCAACTGCGCCTTCTCTTCCTTGATCTTGCGGAAAGCATCAGCGGCTTTCGTGGATTTGATGGACTCAGGGATGCCAGAGTCATCAGTAGCCGAGGATTCCTCGGTAGCTGGAGCCTTCTCCTTCGGACTGAACATCCGCTCGATATCCATCTCAGACTTGCTGAGCTTGGTGTTCGCGTCGGATTTAGGCTGCGTTTGCTTCTTTTGCTTAGGCTCCTCGGTTACTTGCGAAGCTTTTGCACTAGCCTCTCCAGCGGCAGCATCCTCAAGAGTGTTAGCCTTGAAAGATTCGATGAAGGAGCTTTCGAAATCAGGCGTTTGCGCGGAGTTAACGGTCGGTGAGTTCAGTGGTTCTTCCATAAAATGTTAGTATTGTTTTTCAAATGTTGCTTCAGGTTCTCTCGTTGTGTCGGTTACTGCAAGTTTTCGAATGTTTTCGAGGCAATGAGCGTAGC